GCATGAAAATTATGTGTACGAGATGGGGGGATGAACGTGCCGGGGCCGATACCGAAGGATCCTGTACTGAGACAGCGACGCAATCGCGTGGCCACGCGAGCAACGTTATCTGTTGAGGGAGAACTACGCAGGCACACGCCACAACTGCCGCGTGGGCATGATTGGCACAAGCTCACGCGCGCCTGGTGGCATGACGTGTGGGCATCCCCGATGGCGCCAGAGTTTCTTCAAGCGGATGTACATGGCCTATATATGCTGGCCGAACTGATCGACCGTTTTTGGGTTGCTCCCTCACCAGACCTGGCGAAGGAAATCCGACTAGAACGCCAGTGTTTCGGGCTCACGCCGATTGATCGACGGCGGCTGCAATGGGAGGTCGAGCGGGTTGAGCAGGTGAAGCAAAAGAAGCGCCATTCCGAGCGCGGGGCGCAAGCGCCGGTTGAGGATCCTCGTAAGGCGCTCAGGTTGGTCTCATGAGCATTCTGATAGTACCCAGCATGGATGAGAAGCCGTGGCCGACGCTGGGGCTGCAGGTATGCGATTTCATCGAGAGCTATCTGGTTTTTGGCCCGGGCGATCTACGTGGTGAACCCGCATGTCTGGACGCGGAGAAGCGTGCTCTCATCTATCGCATGTATGAGGTCTATCCTCAAGATCACGAGAGGGCGGGGCGGCGCCGCTTCAAGCGCGTAGCCATCTCACTGCGCAAGGGATCGGCGAAAACCGAGTTCGCCGCCTGGATCGCGGCATGTGAGCTGCATCCGGAGGGGCCGGTGCGTTGCGACGGATTCGATGCACAGGGGCAGCCAGTAGGGGCGGGGGTGATTGATCCCTATATCCCGATGGTTGCCTATACCGAGGAGCAGACTGAGGAGCTGGCCTATGGTGCGTTGCGGGTGATCCTGCAATACAGCCAGGTGGCGAATGCGTTCGACATCGGCCTTGAGCGAATCATGCGCATCGGGGGAGATGGCAAGGCAGTGGCGCTGGCGACGGCTCCAGATGCTCGAGATGGCGCACGCACAACGTTTCAACATTTCGATGAGACACATCGATTCACGTTGCCACGCTTGAAGCAGGCACACCGGACGATGATGGCCAATATCCCCAAACGGCGATTGTCCGACGCCTGGAGTCTGGAGACAACCACCGCGCCGGGGCCGGGCGAGGGGTCTGTCGCCGAGGACTCGATGGATTATGCGCGCCAGGTTGCCGATGGGAAAATCCCCGATTCGCGCCTCTTCTTCTTTCACCGCCAGGCAGGCGACAAGCATGATCTATCAACTGAGGAGGGGATCCGCGCGGCGGTGATTGAGGCGTCGGGGCCGGTGGCCGAATGGTCGGATATCGATGGGATTGTGGAGCAGTGGCGCGATCCCACTGCCGACCGGACCTATCTGGAGCGCGTGTGGCTCAACCGTCTAGTGCGGGCAAGCGACCGGGCATTCGATATTGAGCGGTGGCGATCTCTGGCCAAGCCCGAATTGGTGGTGCCAGAAGGTGATCTGATCACACTTGGATTTGATGGTGCGCGCTATCACGACGCGACGGCTCTGGTGGGCACACATATCGAGACTGGGCATCAGTGGCTGATCGGGCTTTGGGAGCATCCGGCGAATCTCGATGACTGGGAAGTGCCCCAGGATGAGGTCGAGGCAGCCATCGCAAATGCATTTGAGACATGGGACGTGTGGCGACTCTATGCCGACCCACCCTATTGGGAGACCTACGTGGCCAAGTGGGCCGGGCACTATGGGGAGAAGCGCGTTTTCGAGTGGTGGACCAACCGCCTCAAGCAAATGGCTTACGCGATCCGCAGCTACTGCAACGCCATGACCGCCGGAGAGCTAAGCCACGATGGGGATGTGGCCTTTGCACGGCATATCGGTAACACCTGCCGACGCGCACTCACGATGCGCGATGAACAGGGTATTCCATTGTGGGTGATGCAAAAAGAGAGACCAGATTCCCCCCACAAGATCGACGCGGCGATGGCTGGATGTTTGTCCTGGGAGGCGCGCTGTGATGCGCTGACTTCCGGGATAGGGAGACGCAAGCGGTCCGTCTATGAGGATCGCGGGCTGGAGGTCGTTTGATGAATGAAACGCAACGGCTAGAGAAGATCGCCCGGTTGGCCAAAAAGGTGAAGCAGAAGATGGCGACGCTCAAGTACGCGACCAGCCCCACGCGCAGGGCGGAGCTTGACGCCGAGATCGCGGACCTCCAAGCCCAGATCGCCAAGCTCAGGGAGAAGGCATGATATTCGACCGCTATCCCTGTTTGCGGCAGGTGGTCGTCAACACGCGCACCGATCATTCGTTTCGCGGGGTGCTTTGGCGGCGACGGAGGGGCTATCTGGTGCTGCGCAATGCGGAGATGTTGCGACGCGGTGAGGGGCCGTTGCCGCTCGATGGCGAGGTGATGATCGAGTCCCTCAACGTCGATTTCATTCAGGTCATCAGGTAGGTAAGCATGGCCATTGTGGTGAGTCGCGCAACGTTGGTAGACATGGCTCCAGGCTGGTGGCCCAGCGGCCCCGCTTATGGGTCAGTGCGGATGTACAACCAACTCAGCTACGACTATGCCACGCTCTATCGCGTGCAGCCCAACGTGCGAACGTGCGTGGATTTTCTGGCGCGCAACGTAGCCCAACTCGGGTTGCACGTATTCCGGCGGGTGTCGGACACGGACCGCAAGCGGCTGACCGCTCACGGGCTGGCGCAATTGATGGGCAGGCCCAACCCCTCGACCACCCGCTATCGCCTGATGGAAGCGCTGATGGGCGACATGGGCATTTATTTCGCCGCCTATTGGGCCAAGGTCAAGGCGGCTGATCGGATAGCGTTGCTGCGGCTGCCCCCCACGATGGTAGCGGTCTATGGCGGGCTGGTGCCGACGCGCTATGAGGTCACTGTGGGCGGGAAGCGCAATGAGTATACGCCCGATCAGATCGTGCACTTTCGCGGGTACAACCCGGAGGATCCGATCCAGGGACTATCGCCGATGGAGACGCTGCGGCGCGTGCTGGCCGAGGAGCACGCCATGGGGAACTATCGTGAGGGCTTTTGGGCCAACGCGGCGCGCATGAACGGCATCATCGAGCGCCCCGAAGCCGCGCCGGAGTGGAGCGATGTGGCGCGGACGCGGTTCAAGGAAGAGTTCGAGGAACTATACTCCGGGGCCGCGAATAGCGGCAAGACGGCGATCCTGGAAGAGGGCATGACCTGGAAACCGGCGTCGTTCAATGCTCAGGAGAGCGAGTATCTGGCCGGGCGCAAGTTGACCCGCGAGGAGTGCGCCAGAGCGTTCCATATTCCACTGCCCATGGTGGGCATCCTCGATCATGCCACGTTCTCCAACATCAGGGAGCAGCACAAGAACCTGTACCAGGACTGCCTGGGCCCCTGGCTCAGGATGATCGAGGAGGAGATCGAGCTGCAATTGCTCCCCGAGTTTGGGGATACGACGGGGATCTACTGCGAGTTCAACATCGCCGAAAAGCTGACCGGATCGTTCGAGGAGCAGATGACGGCATTGCAGGCGGCCGTGGGGAGGCCCTGGATGACGCCCGATGAGGCACGCGCGCGGATGAACATGCCCAGCATGGGTGGCGACGCGGAGCTATTGGGGACGCCGCTCAACGTGATGGTGGGCGGGGAGCCCAATCCGCAGGACAGCGCGCCAGTGGAGCCAGCGCCAATCGAGGGGGCCCCCAAGGCGTTGGGCGAGAAGCGTCGGCGACGCCGGGGCGAGATCGACCCCACGCTGCCCGAGTTGCGGGAGAAGCACGTCGAGCAGTGGCAGCGCGTGCTGGCGAGGACGTTCCGGCGACAGCGCGAGGCGGTGCTGAGCGCGGTGCCCAAGAAGGCGACCATGCCGATGGTGGTAGAGGAACTCTGGGACCAGCGGCGCTGGAATGCCGAGCTGGGGGCCGATTACTACCGGATGAATTACGCCACGGCCAGCGTTTGGGCTCAGTATGTGGCCGAACAGGCCGGGGTCGAGCTGGATCAGGCGAGGATGGAGGACTGGCTGCTGGAGAACTCGCGCATTTCCTCAGAGGAGATTAACGGTTACACCCGCGATCTGATTGCGGCGGCGCTGACCGCCGAGGTGGTGCATGAGGCGATGGCCAACCTGTTCGATGTGGCGCTGAGCGCGCGGGTGCCCGAGCTGGCCGGGCGCGCGGTGACCACGGCCAGCGTCTTTGGGGCCCAGGAGGGCGCACGCCAGGGGGGACTGAAAACCAAGACCTGGCAGGTCAACAGTTCTAACCCTCGACCCGAACACGCCGCGATGGACGGTATGACCATTGGAATAGGCGAGCTTTTCCCCACGGGCCAGAAGTGGCCGGGCGACCCGGCTGGTGGGGCTGATAATAATGCTAACTGTCAATGTAGTTGCACTTTTGGACGGTGAGCCTATGAAGCGGTGCGCGCGCTGTGGTGAAACCAAACCATGCGAATCATTCGGCAATCGCAGGGCGGCCATAGACGGATTGCATCCCTGGTGCAAAGAGTGTGTGCGTGAATGGTGCCGTCTTCGCTATCAGGAGCGCAAAGACGAGATCAAGGCCGCTGTCCAGGGTTATCGAGACCGAAATGGCGAGGCTATCAATGCACGCGCTCGTGAGCGTTACCAGGCTAACAAGTCGGTGTACGCCGAGAGGACACACCGGTATTACGAGGCCAATCGGGAGCATATTCTTACTGAATCTTCTAGGCGAGGGAAAGAGAATCGCGAGTCCGCGCGCGAATCCGAGGCCCGCTATCGCGAAGCCAACCGGGAGAAACGTCGTGATGCTGGCCGCCGACTATATCGCTCAACTCCCGTTGAGAGACTCAGGCGTAAGGCAGTGAGGGCTTCACAGGTCAGACGCGCGCGCAAGCGGGAGGCAGCCATTGTGCCATTCACCGCTGAGTCGCTCGACCAGAAGATAAGGTATTGGGGTGAAAAGTGTTGGATGTGTGGGAGACCCATGGAGGCCATTGATCATGTGAAGCCTCTTTCAAAGGGAGGGCCGCATATGCTGGCTAACCTGAGGCCGATATGTCAGGAATGTAATGAACGCAAGGGCAATACGTGGCCCCTACTTTGTTCAGTCAGTTCCGGGAGGGCATGATGAAAAGAAAGGCTGTCTCTGGGCGCGTCGAGTTCAAGGCGGATGGGGATGCGGGCCAGTTTCGGGCGGTGTTCTCCACCCTGAACGTGAAGGATCAGGACAATGACGTGACCCTGCCGGGGGCGTTCGTCGAGGAAGAAAAGGTGCGGGTTTCCTATTGGGGCCATCGCTGGGAGGACCTGCCCGTTGGCAAGGGCATGATCCATGCCGATGACAACGAGGCCTGGGTCGACGGGGAGTTCTTTCTCAATACGGAGGCAGGCCGGGACACCTATGAGACGGTCAAGGCCCTCGGGGAGCTTCAGGAATGGAGCTATGGATATGAGATCCTCGATGCCATGCCGGGCAAGTTCGAGGGCGAGGACGTGCAATTTCTCAAGAGTCTGCATGTGATCGAGGTCTCGCCAGTGATGCTGGGGGCCGGAGTGAACACGCGCACGACCGATATCAAGGCCGTTCGGTCCCAAAAGGATACCGAGCGGGTCCAGCAGATTCACGATCTCGCGGTGGGACTCGGGGCCAAGTGCGCCGAGCCTGCCGCAGACGATAGCGACGGCGACGGGGATGGCGACGGCAAAGGCAAGGCGGCTGATCACCGTAAGCCGAGTAGTCCGCGACCGAGGACATTCGCCGAGCGCACGGCGACAAGGTTACTTGAACTAGATGTTAAGGATGAGGTGAAGAAATGGATATGAAATCGCTACATGAAAAGTTCCGCGCTGCGCTGGCGGGCGCGCGCGTGATCTGCGACGAAGTGGACAAGGCCGATCGAGATTTCACCGCCGAGGAACGGCAGAAAGTAGCCGGATATCTCGATGAAGCTGCGGGCTACAAGAAACAGATCCAGCAGGCCGAGGGCGATGAGGCCATTCGCAAGGCGATCCTGGACATGGGCGGCGGGATCGAGCTATCGAGCAAGCAGACTGACAACGGCTCGGACGAGGGGCATTCAGCGGGCAAGGGTCAGACCATCGGCGAGCAGTTTGTGCAGGCCGATGCATTCCAGACCTGGATGAAGCAATTCCCTGGCGGGCGCGTGCCGGAGAGCGCCAAGGGGATCATGAGCCCGCCCATCGGGTTCAAGAGCTTTTTGGGGCGCAAGACGCTGATCACCGGCGCGGATGACACCCAGGCTGGGGCGTTCGTGCAGACCGACTACACCGGCATCTATGAGCCACTGGGGCGTATGCCGCTGGTGCTGCGCAGCCTGATCTCGATCAGGCAGACGACCAGCGACCTGGTGGAGTTTGTACGACAGACGACCCAGGTGGCGGAGGCGGCCACCGTGGCCGAGGCCAACGTAACGACCTACAGCGGGGCCACGGGCGAGGTCGAGGGCGAAAAGCCCGAGGGCGCGGTCGAGTTCGAGAAGGTGACCGCCACGGTCAAGACGATCGCGGTGTGGATCCCGGCGACCAAGCGGGCACTGAGTGACGCTTCTCAGCTCAGGGGCATCATCGACCAGGAACTGCGCGACGACATCGAGGAGGAACTGGAGAACCAGGTCCTCAACGGCAACGGCGTGGGCGAGAACTTTACCGGCGTGCTGAACACGGCGGGCATCCTCACCCAGCTCTGGAACACCGACATTCTGACCACGACCCGCCAGGCCAAGACCACGCTCAAGACGACCGGGCGCGCGACGCCGACCGCCTGGCTGATGAACCCCTCCGACTGGGAGACGATCGAGCTGCTGCAAGACGCCAACAATCGCTACTACTGGGGCGGCCCCCTGGCCAACGGCGAGCCGAGGCTGTGGGGTGTGCCGGTGGTGGAATGCGAGAGCAAGGCGGCAGGGTCCGCGATCCTGGCCGACTGGCGCAAGGCGGTGATGTGGGATAGAGAGCGCGCGACGCTGAGCATCAGCGACAGCCACGCTGACTTTTTCATCCGCAACATGATCGCCATCCTGGCCGAGATGCGGGCCGCGTTCGGGCTCATCCGGCCCAGTGCGTTCATCGAGGTTGATCTGACCAGCGGGTCGTAAATGCTGGACACACAAGAACAGTACATGAGGTGAGTGCCGATGGCGCTGCGAGTCCATATCGTCTGTCGAAATCTCAACGAAGATCGCATCCTGCCCCGGATGGCGCGCGCATTGCGCGACCAACTGGGGTGGACACTGGGCGCAGCGCCATCGAAGGACTGCGACGTGCTTTATCTGATGGCCTATTTCGAGG